AATTTAATTACTGACGATTACGATCTTGGTTTGCGAATCGGTCCTGTTAGTCAACGTCTCGAGTTTCGTGATCCGAGGTTTGATGGTAAATATAATGTCGTAGACCCGTTCGGAGCTAAAGATATTCTTGGTGATATCGCCGATATTTCTATGGATACATTGTTACCGATTGCTACAGAAGTAACGGCGGGTGTTGGTACTGCGATGATTCCTGGAGTCGGTCAAGTTCCTGGTGCGCCAATCGCAGCTGCAGCATTAGCAGCAACAGCTACATCTTTTGGTCGTTTGAAATACGCTCAAAATCAAGGTTTTCTTTCAGAAGAAATTACCGACGAAGATATAGCTATGCAAGCCTTAAAAGAAGGTGGTTTAAGTGCAGCCTTTGGTATTGGTGGACAAGCGGCTTATAAAATGTTGCGGCCTATACTACGGACTATGGGTTTATCTAGTCCAAAGATGGCGTTTGATATTGATGAACAAACGTTTATAAGAGCTTATGAAAAATATATGTCTTCGCCAAAAGGTAAAGCTGCATCAGAAGCAGGGGTAACTCCAAGCTCTGCTCAAATATTAGAGGCAGTAGCTAAACAAGAAGCAAGCGCAGTAGAAAAGGGTAAATTACAAGCAGCTGCAACAGAACTAGCAGAACAAGAAGCACGTATTTCAACCTCTCCAGAACGTGATACTGCTGATGCTCTTATAACTCCAAGTCTTGAACGATCAGCCGCTGCAGAAATAGCTGTTCGAGGTGCAGCAGAAGAAGGTATGCCAACAGGTGTTCGTGGTACAGCAGAGGGTTTAGGTGAACGTGAAGCTCAAGCACTTGGTGAAAATATTCAAGCTGGTCTTACAGTAAATAAACAAGCGCAACTTGCACAACTTGATGACGTTGTGAGTCGTGAATTAGTAAATGTAGAAACAGCTCTTGATGATGCTGTTAATCTTCCGTCTAATGTTGCGGATATTTCAACTATTGGTTCAGCAGCTAAAGAAGCGATTGTTGAATCATATGAAAAAGCTAGTCAAGCAATCGGTAAACAATATGAAGATTTATTTACTCGCTGGTCAGACTCTACAGGTATTAGTATAGATTCTGTAGTAGTTGGCAAAGGTGCGATTCGTCCTACTGAAGCAGTTAGATTTGCTCAAGATTTAAAAGCTACTTTACCTGACCGTCCGTTTGCTGATCCTGGTGACGCAACTGTTATAAATAAAGTTCTTGATTCTTTTGTTGAAAGTACGTCAGGTGCGGCTACAAAAATTAAACCTATTTCTCTTCGTACTTTAAATGAAAATATTCGTGATCTTCGTAGATTAGAACGTAAAGCATATCTTGCCGCACAACGTGGTGAAAATGCTCCTAGTCCAGAAACAATTAGTGGAATGGTAGATGCGCTTGAAAAAGCTCGTAATCGTATTATATCCCGTAAAGATGCCCCAGAAGGACTTGCAGAAGAACTTGAAGTCCTTGATACTGCGTTTGCAGATTTTTCTAAAAAGTTTAGAAACGCTCAAGTATCTGCTGTAGCTAAATTGCGTAATGCTAAAAACCCAGAATCCGCTTGGGGTGTTTTATTTCAAAAAGATAGTCGTGGTAAAACAGCTGTCTTAGATATTGCTGAAGAATTAAAACTACCCCAAAATGCTGATTTATTTTCAGATGTTGGCGCAGCTATTCGTAATAAATGGTTAAATACCGTTGTAAAACGGGATTCTAAAGGCGAGATTACAAAAATAGATGTTGCTGCACATAGTCGTTTTATAAACGAATACGGAGCTGTATTAGACTCATATTTAACACAAGCAGAACGTAATGCTCTTGGTTCAGCAAAAGAATTTGCACAACAAGTTATAAATACTCAGGCTCGTAAAAAAGCGACAGTTGATAAAATTAACACAAGGTTTGATCTTGGTGGCGGTAAAGATATTGAACCTGAGTTCATCTTTCAACGTTCTTGGAAAGAGGGCGGTGTATCTAAATTTGATGAAGTCTATAATGTGCTTCGAGAGTCTCCTGAACTTCTCGATACTTATAAAGCGTTCGTATATAAAGATATGTTTGATCCAGCGGCTAGACGTGTGAAGTTAGTAAACGGTCGTGAAGTTTTAGATCCTGCCGAATTAAAACCGTATATTGATAAAAATAAAGACAAACTTAGTACACTTTTTGGACCAGATTATGTCCGTAATTTAAACACTGTTTTAGACGTAGCCGAAGATGCTTTAACTGCTGTTCCTCGTAGAGGCGCACGTCGTGAAGGTAGTGCGCTTGTAGGCATTATCCGTGGTTACGTTGGTATGTTTACACGTCCTGGACGTTTCTTAACGTTCTTAAATAATCAACGTGGGCGCATGAGAGAAGACGCTATGACCATGGCTCTTGCTGATCCTGCAGTATTAGCAGATATGGCAAAAGCAGCTAAAGTACCATTATTATCAAAGGAGGGGCAACGTCTAGCAGGTCGTATTCTTGGGGGTCGATATGATGATCCTACACAAAAAGATTTACCTGTAGACAGACCATCAGGTGCAAGAGCACTTTTACAAGAATTAGAAGCAGGTAATCTGTAGTAAGGTAATGATATGCTCGCTGAACTGGCTGCAGCTAATGCTGCTTTTGCAATCATTAAAAAAGCAGTAACTAATACTGGAGATCTTGCTAAAGCAGGTAAAGCAATATCTGATTTTGTAATTGCAAAAGAAACACTTCAAAGAAAAGGACAGCAGAAAAAGAGACGTGGTGTACGGTCTTCCGATTTAGAAGAGTTCATGGCATTAGAGGCTATAAAACAAAAAGAAAAAGAGTTAAAACAGTTTATGATATATGCAGGAAGACCAGGACTTTGGAGCGATTGGCAAAAATTTCAAGCTGAAGCTCGAAAAGAACGGAGAGTACGAGAGGAACTTGCAAAACGCAGAAGAGCTGAAATATTAGATGCTATCGGAATAGGCGCAGTAGTCTTATTAATATCTGCTATGGTTGCGGGTTTAGTTGCTTGGATTGCTTGGTTAAAAGGGATGTTTGATTAATGAGTGCAGAAGACGTAGCAAGAAAATTATTAGAGCTAAAGATACTACCAAGATTTATGATGCTTTGTATGACAGGCGTATATATTAGATGTATCGAATGGGCGTTATCGCAGCCCGACTTAACAACACAACAAGCTAGTTTAATATCTGTTGTCACTGGAGCGATGACAGGAAGTTTAGCTGTGTGGTTAAACTCAGAGAAATAAATGCCAGCCAAATTAAATGAAAACACTGAAGTAGCTCTGCCGCTTCGGAATATTATTAGTATGGTTGCTGCTGCATCATTAGCGACATGGGCTTACTTTGGGATCATAGAACGATTAAATACTATTGAAACTAATCAGACTATGATGTCAGCTGATTTAGAACAAAATACAGAATTTCGTATTAAGTGGCCTCGTGGAGAAATGGGCAGCTTGCCAGCAGATTCTGAACAGTTTATGTTAATAGAACATTTAGCTACCGAGCTTGAAAGATTACAGGTAGAAATAGAGGAAGGTCGTGCGCCTTATGATCAACAACAAAAATTAACATTAGAGTTTTATGAGAAACGTATTAGTAATCTTGAAGAAAATTTAGAAAAGTTGCGGAACGGTGGTTGAGCTTACATTTGTATTATTATTAGTAATGAATGGCGAAAGAGTAGAGTATACGCCTTACAAGTCGTTGGCTGAGTGTTTATCAGTTAGACGTAAGATTAAACGTAATGTAGGCCATACTAATAATTTTGATCAAAAGTGGTCTTGTAAAGAACACACGGTTATGGTTCTTAATGGTGAAATTTTGGAGTTTATAGAATGATACAAGCATTAATTGGTCCTATTACTTCATTAGCTGGTTCGTGGATGGAGTCTAAGGTAGAGCAGACAAAAGCTAAAGGTGCTGTTGCTAAAGCAAAAGCAGAGGCAGAAGCTGAAGTAATGAAAGTTGCTGCTACACACGAAGCTGGCTGGGAAAAAATAATGGCGCAAGCCAGTGATAACAGTTGGAAAGATGAAGCCTGGACAATTTTATTTATAATTATCATAGCCATGTGTTTTATACCGTTTACACAGCCCTACGTTGAAGAAGGTTTTGCAGCTTTAGATCGTACCCCAGAATGGTTTCAATGGGCTATGTATGCATCAATAGGGGCTTCTTTTGGTATTCGTGGAATAAAAGGTATTAAGAAATGATCATAGAAGAATTAAGAAAAGAAATAGAAATCGATGAAGGATGCAAGTACGAAATCTATCTCGATCACCTTGGTTTGCCTACTTTCGGTATTGGCCATCTCGTTTTGGATTCTGATCCTGAGAGCGGAGCAGAAGTCGGAACTCCTGTATCAGAAGATAGAGTGTCAGAATGTTTTGATAAAGATGTACACACAGTGCTTTCCGACTGTGAAAAACTGTACGAAGACTTCTCCGAACTCCCTGAAGAAGTGCAAAGAATTATTGCAAACATGATGTTTAATATGGGCTACCCAAGGCTAAGTAAATTTCGTGGAATGAAAGCAGGGGTAGATGCCAGAGACTGGAATAAAGCCGCAGATGAGATGGTCGACTCACGTTGGTATAAACAAGTAACTAACCGTGCTGAACGTCTCGTTCAGCGGATGAGATCGGTCTAATACTCAACTCATAACCCATATTACCTAACACTTTATTAAAGTTTTCTAAAGTAGGCTGACGCTGTTTAGCTTCCCAAGTGTATACTGTAATAACAGCTACACCTGTACCGTCACTTACTTCTCTTTGTGAATACCTGTGTTTCGTTCTAAGGGTTTTAAACTCATCAACTAAATCAGCCATTTCTTCCAATCTTCTTCCAATACTTGTGTTGCGATATTAATCTTTTGACGTAGCGCACTTACTATTTTTTCATCTACAGTTTTACTTGCTATTAAGTCAACGTAGGTTACATTATTATTCTGGCCGATGCGGTGCGCTCGGTCCTCTGATTGTAATCTTACTTCAAGATCGTAACTGTTACTATAATAAATTACTGTAGATGCGGCAGTAAGAGTTAAGCCGTAACCACCAGTGCGTGGCTGTCCTACAAAAAACCTTAGACTATCGTCTTCTTGAAAACGCCTAACGATTTCTTGTCTTTGTTCACCGTCCGTATCTCCGAAATAAGTCTCAACGGCACTCGAACCATAGACCTTGGTTATTTCATTTTTAACTGCTAATATGTCGTGTCGATAGTTTGCCCAGATTATCGCTTTACCATTTAGTTCTTCTAACACTGACATTAGTTCAGTTATACGATTATTCGCTAATTCAACTATGTTACCGTCATCTGTCGTAATAAAGCCACAGCTAATTTGATGCAGACGAAGTAGTTGAGTAATGACTGCGTTAGCAGTAACTAACTCCATATCGCCTAATAATGCAACAGCAGACTTTTTCATCTGGTTATAAACATTCTTTTGTTCAGGAGATAATTCAATATCACGTTTCGTATAAATCTTATCTGGTAAGTCTAGACACTCTTCTTTAGTTACTCGATACGAATAAGGTCTAATAGAATCAGTTAGTTCGTCAAGATTCCTAAATCCAAGTATTTGATTATATTGATGTGACCCTGCGTTACGTCTTATCATATCTGCATAACGAGCGCAGAAAGCATAATAAGATTTAAAACCAAGAAGTTTTTCTCCAAGAAACTGAAACTGAGCAAATAAGTCTAAAGGTGTCTTCGTAATCGGAGACCCTGTAAGAATTCGTTTATAAGCGCAAAGTTTGGCTAAACGTATGGCTGCTTTCGTTCTTCTAGCCTTATGGTTTTTTATAACCGTAGACTCATCTATAACGACTAATGTCCTACCACCATGCGACTTTATAAATTTAGTCGCTACCTCTTCCGCTTTACCACTAGATAGAGCTTCGATATTCATTACAAATATATGTAGATTATCGTCGACTTTCCATATACTGCGAATAGCATCTTTATGTTTATTAGTAAGCGGAGAAGCCCAATAAGCAAGTTTATACTTAACTTCATCTGGTAAATGCGCTGGTATTTCTTTCTCTACCCAGTTCTTATAAACACCCTTTGGAGCAAAAATCAATACAGAATTAATTAAATCTTTTTTATCTAAATGTGTAATGGTGTCGATTAAAACTTTAGACTTACCTGTACCCATATCCATTAACAAAGCAAAAGACTCGCTATCGCACGATGCTTCGAGCGCAGACAGTTGATGAGCATAAGGTTTTGTTTTAAAAGTAAAATCAACCATTAATTTCCCCTAGTAATTTTTACCTATATAATATAGTATAAATTTATAGTAAAGCTCAAGAAAGGAATAAGAGTTGACTACACAAGGTTATTCTTCTGCTGAAAAAACTTATAACATTCGTATGGCTGGTCGCATTCGCAGACTACACATTAGGCCAATGAATGGAGATGAACAAAACGTTGCGGCTCATACATGGGGCGTAGCGATGATTCTTCTTGACCTTTTTCCTGATGTATCAAGAGAGGCTCTCGTTTTTACATTACGCCATGATGTTCCAGAAGTTGTTACAGGGGACATTCCAGCTAACGTAAAGTGGGATAATCCTGAAATAGAAGAAGCGTTGCAGAGAAGAGAAAAAAGGTTTTTAAAAGATATGGGTTGGCAACAAGAACATAAAGGTGCGCCATCTTATGATCGTGAAAATCTTTATATACGAATAGCGGATAGAGTTGAACTGTTATTCTTTTGTTTTGAACAAATATACATGGGTAATTCTATGTTATTAGATGTTTGTCAAAATGTAGGAGAAAAAATATTAGACGATGTTGAGTTGCTTGATGAGGAATATCGTCCGATAGTTACAGACTACATCGACCAGTACAATGTTTATCTAGCAAGTAATTTTAGTAAGGAAAAACACTTCACACACGGCGGTTTATCATAATGTCATATGTTCTATCATACGATAGTTGTTAAAATAAAACAAAACGTTAACAACAGTATTATGATATTATGAGATTATGACGAGCTTTATCAGGTAATTAAACTTTTAAAACTAGCCACAGCACTATAGGCTAAAAATAGGAGGCATTTATGCCGAGAGTATATCTTGTTCAGCAAGGTGCATTTAACCTCACTCCAGCAAAGAAGTGGGGTAGTGTAAGGGTATTAATGCCGCCAATGGTACAAATGTTATTTGACGACCCTCTTATAGTTGATCAAATAGCTGATGGGTTACAAGACATAAAGCCAGAGGATTATCTTCTTTTGGCTGGAGATCCCGTCTTGATAGGTATCGTAACCGCAATAGCGGCTGATATGCTTGATGGCGAGATAAACCTGCTCAAGTGGGATAGGCAGGAAAAAGTATATCTCCCACTTCATCTTAGTCTTTATGGAGCAGTTAATTGAATAAAGACACTTTTCTCGATGACATCCTCGGGGGCGAGGCAATAAACTCCCTAGCAGTCGAGGCTACCGATGGTGAAATCCGTCGCATAGCTGAGTTGGCTAATAAACAACTCGATCTTGAGCGAAGCGTAGCGTCGCTTGAGGAAACGCTGAAAGCAGAAAAAGAGAAGCTCCGTGTTGTACAAGAACACGATCTTCCTGATGCTTTAGCCGAAGCTGGTATTTCAGAGATGAAATTAGCAGACGGCTCTAGAGTAAAAGCTGAACCCTTTGTACACGCCCACATTAGTAAAGCGAACGTAGATGAAGCCCACGCTTGGCTTATCGACAACGGTTTCGGTGAACTAATAAAGCGTGAGGTTGTGGCTAAATTTGGTCGAGGCGATAATAAGTTTGAAAAAGCTAAAGCGGCTTTGATAGCTGAAGGTATCGTTCCTGACACAAAAGAAGCTGTTCATCACCAAAGGCTTAGAGCATTTGCAAAGGAACAGATAGAAAAAGGTACGGATATACCTACAAAACTGTTTGGTTTGTACTCTGGGTTTAAAACTAAAATCTCTAAATAGGAGGCCAGTATGGCTACAAAAGAAGTCGCTGTTAAACAGCAATCATCCGCAGTTGCAGTAGTCGATGACGATCTGCTTAATCTTGGTACAGGTCTGGAGGATACATCCTCTGACGATTTTGCCATTCCGTTTCTTCAGATGCTTCAGGCTCTTAGCCCACAGCTAAATAAAAACGATGGTAAATATATCAAAGGTGCTGAGCAAGGTAACATCTATAACACTGTCACTGGAGATGTTACCGATGGTGACGAGGGGTTAATTGTTGTTCCCTGTTACTACAATAAAAAATATCTTGAGTGGTCACCTCGTGAAAGCGGTGGTGGTCTTGTGAATACACATGATAGCCGTGATATCCTTGCGCAGTGTGTAAAGAACGATAGAGGTCAGTTTGTTCTCCCTAATCAAAACTATATAGCTGAGACGGCTCACTTCTATGTTATGGTTTGTAACGAAGATGAAACTGAGTGGACGCAAGCGGTAATAGCTATGACATCTACTCAGCTTACGAAAGCTCGTAAGTGGGTAAGTCAGATGAAACAGCGAAGAGTGCAAAACTCTTCAGGAGCTATGGTCGAAGCACCTATGTTCTTGTTTAAATATCGGCTTAAAACCGTAGCTGAGCAAAACGATCGTGGTTCTTGGTACGGTTGGTCTATCGGCTTAGAGGGTCAGGCTAGTAATAAAGCTATGATCCTTGAAGGTGCTAACTTCCTCAAGATGATTAAGTCTGGGGATGTACAAGCTAAAAATCCTGATGCAGATGGTGCTGTAGCAGATACAGACGACTCTGCTCCTTTCTAAATACAAATCAAGGGGGCGGTGTATTACTGCCCCCTTTTCTCTCGATTAGAAAGGATAGGATATGACAACTAAAGATTTTGCTGAATTATTTTCAGGATTGCGATTAGCTTATGGAAGTTACCGACCAAATGAAGATAACGGTCCAGGAAAACAAAAAGGACAGTACAGGGTTGTATCTGAAGATATTGACGATGATCGTCTTATTGAACTTTGGGATAACCATTTACGTGGGGTTGAAAGTCTTGGCATCGTCCCCATTAGAGAAGATAATTCATGCGTGTGGGGTGCTATTGACATCGATACATACCCACTTAAACACGATGCTTTAGTTGAACGATTAGTAAAGCGTAACGAATTACCCTT